TTATGGAAGGTGGATGTAAGTTGGGTGTCTCAAGTCGTGGTATGGGAACAGTTGAAAATAAGAATAGCAAGTCTTATGTAAAGAGCGATTTTATGCTCTCTACTGTAGACATTGTTCAAGATCCCTCCGCACCCGAAGCATTCGTTAATGGAATCATGGAAGGTGTAGAATGGATATATGAGAATGGTATTCTAAAACCTCAACAGATTGAAGAATATGAGACTGAAATTAAAAAAGCATCTAGCTCTCAGCTTGCAGAAGCTCAGAAAAGGGTCTTTAGTGATTTCCTCTCCAAACTCTAATCATTAATAGAAATAAAGCTATGTCAGAAGAAACACAAGAAATAGAGGACATCATTGAGGATGTCACTGAAGAACAGCTTATTGCTAATGAAGAGCTTGAACAGGATCTACCTGAAGTCTCTGAAGAAGCTGAAGCTGAAGTATCTTTTGATGATTCAATCAAGTCTATTCTCCTTGGCGAAAAGAAAAAGTACAAAAAGGAAGAAGAAGACGAAGATGAGTCTGAAGAAGAAGAAGAAGAAGAAGAAGAAGAAGAAGACGAAGAAGAGTCTGATAAAGTCAAAAAAGAAGATGTTGACCTTGATGAATCTGCTAAGCCTTCTACTGGAAAAGCTACAATCGATATCTATGTATCTGATGCAAAAGAAGATATGAAGATCATGTCAAAATATAACCTTAAAGCTAAAATGGGTAAACGTAATGACTCCGTTATAGCAACTGGAAAGAAGACAGATATTTTTAAGTATCTTAGATCTTTTGATTATGGAATGGATATAAATGATGTTCAAGATACATATCCTGAGCTATTCGAGTCGAATATTAAAGAAGAGGAAGAAGAGCCTAAGGAATCTAAAAAGAAGGTTTCTGAAGCACTTGATCTTCTTATCACAAATGAAGCTACTCTTAGTGAAGACTTCAAGACTGAAGCTGCTACACTTTTCGAAGCAGCGATTGCAGAAAGATCACTTGATATTCAAGAGAAACTTGAAGCAAAATACAATTCGGAATTGAATGAAGAAGTTGAATCACTCCGCGAAAGCCTTATTGAAAGAATCGATGATTATCTTTCATATGTAGTTGAAAGCTGGATTGAAGAGAATTCTGAGCAAGTTGAAAACACACTTCGTACAGAAATCGCAGAAAACTTCATGACATCACTTAAAGACTTGTTCATTGAGAATTATATCGAAGTTCCAGCTGAAAAGAGAGACCTTGTTGAAGAACTCAACACTGTCAATGAAGAAACTGAATCTGAACTCACTGAAGCTAAAGCTGAAATTGAATCTCTACAAGAGCAAGTTGAATCATTCGAAAGATCTGAAGTTCTTTCTTCTCTATCCGAAGACCTTTCTGAAACTGAATCACACCGTCTCCAAAGCATTTTGGAAGATGTAGATTTTGGTGATAAAGAAAGCTTTGCAAAGAAGGCTCAAACAGTCAAAAGTTCAATCTTTGAATCAAAAGAAGAAACATCTCAAGAAGATTCTTTGGTAGAAAATACTGAAGATGAAACAGAAATCGTAATCGAGGGCGCTGCTGATCCTCTCAAGAAGCTTCCTGCTTCTATGAGAAAATATGTTGAAGCTCTCTCAAAATAATCATATCACAATAACAACAACATAGGAGAAATTCAAAATGTTTAATACAGAAACAGAAATGAAAAAGTGGGCACCAATTCTTGAGCACAAGGATGCACCTGCTTTCCAAGACGCGCACAGAAAAGCTGTAACAGCTAAGTTGCTCGAAAATACAGAAATCGCACTTCGTGAAGAAAAAGCACAAGCTGGTTTCCTTAATGAAAACAATGTAACAACTGCAGCAGTTGATAAGTTCGATCCAGTTCTTATCTCTCTTGTACGTCGTGCAATGCCAAATCTCATCGCTTATGATGTAGCCGGTGTTCAGCCAATGTCTGGACCAACTGGTCTTATCTTCGCAATGAAGAGCCGTTACAATGACGGTGCTGGTGAATCACCATCTAATCCTCAGGTTACTACTGGTGATACTGAAGCACTTGGTCTTGATGTACCTAATACAGCATTCTCTGGCCCAGTTACAACAGCTGCTGGTGAAGCACTTGGTGCAGCTGGTGGTACAGACTTCGGTGACATGGGATTCACAATTGAAAAAGCTACTGTTGAAGCTAAGACTCGTGGTCTTAAAGCTGAATACACAATGGAGCTTGCTCAAGATCTTAAGAGTGTTCACGGTTTAGATGCTGAATCAGAACTTGCTAACATTCTTTCAACTGAAATCCTCGCTGAAATCAATCGTGAAGTTATCAACACAATCAATGCTAAGGCTAAGCCTGGTTTCGATGGTGGTGATTTCGATCTTTCAACTGATGCAGATGGACGTTGGGCTGTTGAGAAATTCAAGAGCTTGATCTTCCAACTTGAAGTTGAAGCTAATAAGATTGCAACTGAAACACGTCGTGGTAAAGGTAACTTTATCATCTGCTCTGCTAATGTCGCTTCTGCTCTTGCAGCCGCTGGTCAACTTGATTACAGCCCTGCTCTTGCAACTAATCTACAAGTAGATGCTACTGGTAACACTTTCGCAGGTGTTCTTAATGGTCGCCTTAAGGTATATGTTGATCCATATGCAGTTAGCGATTATGTAACAATCGGTTTCCGTGGATCAAATCCATATGATGCTGGTATGTTCTACTGCCCATACGTACCACTCACTATGGTACGTGCAGTTGATGAAAGCACATTCCAACCTAAGATTGGTTTCAAGACACGCTACGGCATGGTTAAGAATCCATTCGTTGAATCTGCTACTAGCGGTACAACTGGAACAGATGATCTGAATCCATATTTCCGTACATTCGGTGTTGCTAACATCAATGTTGGAAGTTAATTTTAATTAATTAACATTTACTTTGAAGGGGTCTCGAAAGAGGCCCCTTCTTTTTTATATAAATAACTATATGAGTAATTTAACAGACAATTATAATTTTCTTTCCCCGACAGGATTTAAGTTGGTTATTAATCGTAATAATTTAGCTAATACTGAATACTTTTCAACTAGTGTTACTCTTCCAAGTCTGAATTTTGGTCATATAAATGTTCCCAAAAATCAATATAAGGGTTATTTATCTGGAGATATAACATTCGATGATTTCTCTATTAGAATTGCAATCGATGAAGATATGAAAGTCTACAAAGAACTTTATGATTGGATGTTACAAAATAGAGATGCAAACAGTCCTGTTGTGTATGATGCTACTCTGATAATTCTAACCAATCATAATCTACCCAACAACAAAATTCAATTTACCAATCTTTTTCCTTTGTCAGTAAGTGGATTGGAATTTAGTACACAGGCTACCGATGTTGAATATCTACAGACTGATGTGTCCTTTAGATATGACGAGTTTAAAATATTATAAATAAGTTTATATTATGATGAGTTTAAATGATATTTTAGAATCTTGGAAGAAAGATTCAGTGATTGATGAACATGCTTTAGATGATGTAACTATTGAGACATCTAAACTACATGCAAAGTACCTTGAGATCTTCACATTGTCTAAGTTACAGTTAAGAAAGAAAGAGATGGACTTAGAGAAAGTCCGAAAAGATAAGTGGCTCTACTATACTGGTAAGATGACTCAAGCAGACATGGATAAGAGAGGTTGGCCATATGATCCATTCCAAGGTATGACTAAACCACTTAAATCTGAAATGGAGATGTACTATAATACTGATGAAGATATCATTAAAATAAAGTCAGGTATTGAATATCAGAAAGCCATCATTGATTCCCTTGAAGAGATTATGAATAACATTAGATGGAGACATTCACACATTAAGAATATCATTGAATTCAGAAAGTTTACATCTGGAATGTAATTCGATACACCTTCTAAAGCCGATTATAGAATCTTTATCTTGATTCATTGATAATTAAGTAATCTTGCCAATTTGAACATAGTCATCACTGTTCTGTATTGATTTGATTAAACCAATTATAATAGATTGTCAAATGTATGTCAAGGTGATATCGCAGATTTCCGCAGGAAAGAATAAAAATATTATGACTAAGGAGGAATTAAAGAAGGATATTGAGCTTGAAAAAAGAGCTAAACTCTTAGTTGAAAGGGGATATATCAAATCCAAGACTGTGAAAGAAGTCATTGAAATGTTGCGCTTAAAACAGCAAATAGTTTAATAAAAATAGATGGTAAGATACGTTTATGTTATAAATAACTATATGAAACATAAACTAATGATAAAGACTCACAATGAAACAAAACTAAAGTATCTATGCTATACACGCACTGAAGGTGAAGAGTATGCTAACTATAAAGGCTCTGGTAAACACTGGAAGAGACATCTAAAGAAGCATGGTGATCATATTACAACTGAAATGATATTTGAGACCGAAGATAAAGAGGAATTTAAAAAGGTAGCCACAAATAAAAGCATTGAACTCGATATTGTTAATTCACCGCAGTGGGCTAATCTGAAAATTGAAGAGGGTGATGGAGGAGATACTGTTTCTAATAGGATGTGGGTTACTAATGGATCTGTGGATAAATATATGTTTAAAACTTATGAGATACCTACAGGGTGGAAGAGAGGACGAAGTAAATGTGTTTTCAATGATAAGGATAAACAAAAAGAATTTGGTGCAAGAGCTGATGTAACATTAAGAGGTAAGAAGATAAAAGAGGCTTGGGATTCTGGTAAGATGTCACATAGAAAGACTCATCGTCACTGTGGTGATGATAATCCAATGCGCCGCCCAGAGGTGAAGAAGAAAGTGTGTAAAGTTGTGATGATAGAAGGTGTTGTTTATCAAAGTATGGGAGAGTTGGCAAAAGCGTATGGTGTTTCTAATTCAGTTGTGTCTCATTGGAAAAGGCAAGGGAAAGTTACATTAGTTTAATTGATGATAAATAGAAGTATGGATAATATTATTATTGAAAAGAAGAATGAATCAACCTTGTATGTTA